AGGACGATCAACAAAGACAGGTTGCTTATTTGTATTGGTAGCTGTCATTTACTTTGTAATCTTATCTATCTATTTTATCCTACTATTAATAAAATCTACCATAACCTTGTTGATAGCTTTGAATTAAGTCTGATGCCTGTTCTCTCGTGATTTTTTCAAGCATGCCTTGGAAAGGACTAGCAGTAGCAGCAGGATTAGTATCAAGACCTCGAAACAATGGCCCTAGTAACAGTTGTTCAAATGGATCTGTTTTCTTTTTAGGTTCTTTTTTAGGTGCTTCTACACTAATGTTGTAAATATTTTCTTGTTTATTTGAGTCCTCAAAGTTTAAATTAGTAAACGCAGGATCTTTAGCGTTATAAACAGACCATGCCCCTGGACCTTGCAGATCATAAATGTACTTTGCTGCTCTTACATTTGTAACAGGATCATATAATTCTTCGTTAGATTTTAACCCCAAGGCTTTTCTACGTTCTGGACCCATTCCCCCAAGCATGTTGATTTGGAATAGCCCATAACTTAAATCTCCTGTATCAGCATTAGGATTTAAAGCTAGTGGATTTAACGAAGATTCCCGTTTGGCAATCTCTAACATGGCAGGAACTTGTTGTTCTGTAAAACCACCTTCTAATAAAAGTCCGGCTAATTTTCTTTTGCTTAGTGCTGTTGTCATTTTTTCTCTTCTTCTGCTTTCATTTTTAAGAAACGTTGGAAAAATTCTTGCGCTTTATATCCTTCAGTTAATCTTTCAGCTCTTTGCTCACCTTCTGTTCTGTTACCTTGAATGACTTCAGTACGAGCATCAATGTTATTCATTGATTGTGGCATTTGTACTCCACCCTCTTTGATGAAAGCTTCACGGCTTTGTGGATACATATCAGGAAACGTATTAGCCATCAAAGGATTAAAAGTACGATCTGATGCCATAGGTGTTCGGAAGCTGCTGTATAGCTGAGGGTTGTGTGCTTTATGAATAGCTAGTCCTTGATCACGTACATAGTTCATTTCTGCTTGTGTTTTGGCGGCACCACGTCCTTGCTCGTATTGAACAAGTTGTTTTTCTATAGGAGTTTGTTCAACTATTTGCTCAGGAGAGGGAGGTAAAGATTGTGAAGGAGGTAAAGAGGTTTGGGTATAAATAGAAGACTGATCAAAATCAGGATCCCAACGAAGCCCTCCACCTTCTGATTTAGGTACAACTACAAAACCACCTTTACCAGTACGAGGTTGCGGTACTGGTCCTACAAAATCTTGTCCAGGTACAAATTGTGGTTTACCGTCAACTACTTTGAAAGTACCGGGAGTTCTTTTTCCATATACAGTATCACTTTCTTTTACTTGCTCAGGAAACATTTGATCAAATGCTACACCTGCACCTAGTGAAGCTGGTGTATATAATCCCAAAGAAGCAGCAACACCTAAAGGCCCTGTAGTAGGCACACCAACTAATGCCCCTGCACCTACAGCTAAACCACCTGCTGCCATTTCAGTTGCCGTCTTGGCAAGTTGACGATAAGGATCTCTTCCTTGTTGTGCTGCGTTATACATTTCATATCCGCCAACAGCTGTGTTGGCTAGAGGACCAAGAAGTCTTCCTGCCCCTTGTCTTAATACTGTTTTACCACCTTGTTGTATAACTGTTTTAGGTGCAGAACGACTAACAATGGCTGCTGGATTAACTCCACCATAACGTTCCATACCAAAGCCCATGGGATTATAAGAAGAAGTCATGATTATCTAGTCGTGGTGTGAAGATAAAGGTTGGCACCGATTGCTGTATCAGCTGGCCCTGGAAGTGCTTGGATAAATTCAGCTCCTGATCGCTCATAGCGATAGCGAGCTTGCATGGGATCCTTGTAGTTAGGAACGTAAAGAATCTGTGCGAGACGATTTGTCTCGTACATATATACTTCGTCCCAAAGCTTTAAAGCTTCTTTAATACTACTTGAACGAATTGTTCGATCAACATCACCAATGATGCCTTCAACTCGTGTACTAGGAACTTGGAATTTATCTTCAAATGAAGCTAGCTGTGTTTTTTTCTCTGCAGCTTCACAACGACCAATCTGAAGAATAATTTTGTCATGAAAGACTGCATCAGGAACAGAGTTCAAAGACTCTTCCAAGCGTGCATAGTCACCTGCTGGAACACTAACAACGTAGTATCCCAAATGATATCGAACACGACTTTTATTAAAATCAGATAGTTGCACTGTATGCCGTCGTATTTTGTTATTATAATCTGCATTAATAAAAAAAGCCCCGAAGGGCTTTTATTAAACTCTAACTAAGTCAGCCGCAAAAACAGACTCCCAATCAACACGTTTGATTTGTTTTAACTGTTCCAGACTGTGAAATCGTTCACCCGATAAAGAAAGCTGTAGATCTTTAATTTCTCGTGCAGTCTTTAAACCAATCCCTTTAATGTGATCCGCAATCATTTGAGCGGTTGCCCCATTAATGTTTAAACGTGTTTCGGGAGGGAACTTACGAATTTCTTCTTTAGAAGCTGCATCCTTAACTTGAAGCGTTTGAACCTTTTTGGTTGCTTTTTCGTCTGGAACAACTTCTGTTTTATAAGCGGTAAATACGCGACCGTCCTGATCTTCGATCATGAACCATTCGCCATCATCCCACTCACTAACAACTTTAACTCGCGCTCCTGTTTTTACGTGCTGATAAAGCATAAGGACCAGATTGAATCTCTGGTCCTATCTTACATTAATTATCAGCTAACGATGCGATTAGGGAGATACTGCTCCATATCGGAGTAAGCTACTGCCACATCAGGACGAATGTAACAAACTTCAACAAGGATGTAACCCGTACGTTTAGCTGCTACGTCATCTGCATGTAAAGCAAAACCACCGTTTAATGCTGTTGCATTAGTAGTTGCTTTTGAATAAACATCAAAAGTAGTATCAGTAGTTAGCTCTTCGTACAGCCATTCCTTAGCCAAAATACCTGTGATGTTTTGGAAAGGGTTGGAACCATAGCCAGCAGAGCCTGCAGCGATGTTATTAGAGGCGGCAGTAAGATTGGCACCTTCAACAACACCAGAGGTGCTGACAGGGCCTGCAGGGCCGAATGCAATAACTTGCGTAGCACCTGAGGTTACCAGGCCGCTTTCTGCAACACGACCATCTCCCCAGCCTTTGGCTACGGAAATGTTTGTGCGGTAAACATATGAAGGACGGGTAGTATCAGCTGAAACTACCATTCCTGTGATGTCAGTACGGGTATCATCATTCCTATAAGGTGAAGGAATAATGACACTAGCTGTTGACGTGTAGCCTGTTGCTGTTACGGGCACATAACCACGTAACTGATAGAACTGCCAACCGGGGTTAGCAAGAACTGAGGTAGGTCCACCGTTGGAAGCATCGTTAGAGCCACTATCGTTGGTATCAATATTCTTGTACCAACCATTAAGAGGTTCGTTGAAGTTACCTGGGTAGATCTTCTTAGCAGACAAATAAGACATTTATCACTCCAAAATAATGTTGAGTTTTATTTTTATCAGACAGAGCCGTCGTCTTGGACGAAGCTGAAAGCATTTGTGATGAAATCTTTGTTCAAGATTTCAAAACCAGCATACAGTTGCCAAATCAGGATGATGAAACGACTGAAGTCATCATTGTTGTTAATGAGAACTTGAGCGTTAGGACCGCCAATACCAACACCAACGGACTGAGGACCGAAGAAGAAACCTTGTGCTACTTCTTTAGAAGCGTAGTTAGCACCTGCATCGAAAGAAGCAGTTACGTTCTTATTCGGGAAGTTGGTTGATTCAAAGAATTTAACACCTTCAAATTGAACGCCAGTAGGCATTACAGGTTCGCCTGCAAGGAAATAACCTTGTCCAGCCTGTGGTCCCATGTAGAAACTGGAGTTGTTAGGCATCATGGGGTTAGCCATGTACATGCCTTGTCCAGGATTACCTGCGTAACGTGCAATCTCACGGAAGTCGGGGTCACGACGTAAGTGAAGCATGAAGGTAGGATCGCAAATACAGCGATACAGACCATCGGTGAACGTAGGTACGTTGCGCTTACGTAAATCCTTAACTGTTTCTAACAGGTCAGTACGAACAGAGAACTGTTGCACTTGATCAGCATATTCAGCAGCTGTGTAAGAAACACGGCCAGTTGCGTCTTTTTGCTTACCACCTGCAAAGTAGTAACCACCCTGTGTTGTAGAGGCAGCACCATTAGCTTCTGCTTTTGCAAGTTCGTCAATGAAGACGCGGTCACGCCAACGACGATAGTCATCAAGCAGCGTCAAGCTACCGATTGACTGGTGGAACATGTTCAGGTTGCCTGTATCAAGCAGCAAACGCTGAGCAGTAATAAGGGTTTCACGCGCAATCTTAAAAGTAGAAGGCTGCGTAGGATCACCTGGGTCCGCAGGACCGGTGTATTCCTTAAGCACCACAAGGACTTTTTCCTTAGTGATGTTACGGCTATTAGCTGTGCCAATAGTCTGATCTGAAATACGCTCACGGCTATCTTTAGTACCAGGAGTTCCCCAGAACTTATAGCGATCAAGCTGTACTGTTTGGCCGGGTTGTGAGGTGAAGTCATGTACGACGACAGGCTCAACAGCCATTTCACAGACATAGGCGGGATGCGGACGGTAAAGTTCCGCGCCTAAAATCTTAGGAAAATCATTATCAAGAAACACTTGCTTCTATCCTCCAGATATTTGGAAAAAGTAATTAATCGGGTGAAAGATTCGGGCAGTCTATTGCCCTATCTAAAGAAAATTTTAGCAGTCTGTAATTTATTAGACTGCTTTATGCATAACCTTGCATATTAAGACGAGAGTTTCTCGTATTAGATGAGCCTGGTGCTTCAGGATCAATCGGAAGACCCGCCATATTACCAATGTTGGCAATACCGCCGCCTCCTAGACCTCCTAAGCCGCCTGCGCCTAGCATTAAACCAGCACCATAAGTAGCCCCAACATAAGGAGCTGCTTTTGCAGACATAGCAGCAATACGTGCATAATCTTCTACATCTTTCGGTGTTCGAATTACACGTGCATTTGCCATCTCTTGGCCTACTTTTTTAAAACGCTCTTTAGTTGCAACGGGTGAATAGTATTTAGCAATTTGAGGCAGCCGACTAGATGCCAACGCACCGAGGGCACCTGCCCCTAAAGCTTCTAAACCCATTCGTCCAGGTGATTCATAATTAGATTCACCTGAAGACATGTTACCTAAAGTAGCCAAACCGGCAGCACCAAGGCCACCGGTTGCCATCAAAGCTCCAGGACTCTCTAAAAGGTCTTTTGCATATTTACCTGCAAGCTTTATCATTGGATCACTCCATAACAAACAGTTTGTTTGCCATAACACGAGGATCAGCTTGGTTCATAATGCGCCAGGCTTGACTTGGATCTACATCCATCTGTTGCTTAAAGCTACCCCAGAAATCTTGAGGAGCTTGTGGTGCTTCTGCCATTGGTGGAGCAGGAAGACCAGCAACATTCATGCCAGGTTGTTGTACCTGTGCAGTGGGATAACCACGAGTTTCAAGATCAGCTTCAGTCTCATACACAGGGCATGGACCTTCAGGACCGAAATACTTCAAGGTGTAATCAGACAACACATCGGGATTCGTTAAAATCTCGTTATATGCCAAGTTTTCTTGGTGCTCTTGAACAGCAAAGTTTGCATATCCAGTAAGAGTGTGTGTTGCTTGCTTGCCCCAAGAGACAGCACTATCGAGCATCCCTTCTAGGTTTAGGGCGTACTGATTTAGAATTGCCGGAGCTTCTGTTCCGTAATTCGACACCACCATCCGACTTTCCGGACTCCACTGCAGCAGATCCGCCACGTCCCCCAATGAGTTGATCGAGGAGGTTGGGGAAGAGTTGTTGTAAGAGGTCTGGTTTGTTGGCCATGTCTGCGGAGCCGATTGTGCCGAGGTCGATGCCTGGGCTTGCGGTACTCCGTAATTGGCTGGACTGTATTGAGTCGTCGGTGATGGTTGACCCTGGAATGGGGATTGCACCGGACTTCCCAACAGATTGACTACCCTGTTGAAGGCCGATTCCCATGGGTTGCCCTGGGCTGCCGCCGATTCCTGGGATTGGGGGGCGAATGCTGACGGGGCGGACTGGTAACTGGTAAGTCCCTGAGGTGCGGCCTGGGGAACCGCCTGGGGGTAGTACGTTCCCACTTGGGCCGGAGCTACTTGTGTTGGAGCTGCCGGTGCTGCCGGTGCTGCCGCCACGTAATTGCTCGGAGCCACCGCTGGTTGTTGGGGGCTCATCTGTGGGATCGATTGGACGGTAGCGTCCTGCATAGCTCATCTCCTTTTGTAATGCTTCTAAGGTTCGATACAGATAGGGAGTAAGGTCCAAACGTGGATCTGCCGCCATGGGTAAATCTGGAGCTTGAGGGTGGGGAGTCTGCATCATTCCCCCCACTAAACGAGAAAACTGGGAATAAGCTCCCTGTAATTCGTTGACCATCCTGAACGGGAAGCCTGAAAGCATCTCCGCTCTTTCCTCTTCAGTTTTTGAAGGGAAAAGATATTTCAGTGCTTCTATGCTATCAACTCCTAACTCTTGTAAGTTTCTAACAACAATAGAGTTGTTTAAAATGTCTTGAGTTGAGTCTTCATATACAGGCCCTAACCAACGCCAAAGCATTGTGATATCACCATCAGGAATTAAACCTTTAACACCTGGAGGAATCATTTGTGCTTTAACGCAAGCCATCATCAGTTCTTTCATCCTTGCGTCAAATGAAGCAAGAGCTTCGTTATACATTGCTAGCTCTTCTGGTGTTGCATTCTCAGAAGGAGGAATTGGCTTTTCAAATTTTGCAGCTGCAGCCAATGTATTTTTAAATAACTGTTCCTCTTGATAAATGATTAACTCAAGACAACGGCATAAACCGTGTGTGTAAATAGCATTTGCTTTTTTCTTTGATGTGGCTGATACTCGTCCAAATAATGATTTGTACTCAGTTGCTGTGACACCAGCTGAAATAGATAGTTCATCAACACCACCTAAAGCTGTTCTTATCTCTTCTCTGACTTGACGAACAAAAGCATTTTGGTCTCCTGAAATAGCATCAGGAACAATGTAACCAACACGATCATTTGGTTCAAGGTTTGCAATGACTCGTGGGACTCTGATTTGCCCATCAACTCCACGACTAACTGGATCTTGTTTAAATGTAGAACGACTTAAATTAGCGGGACTAGTAAAACCTGAGTTAGCTGCAATGGAAGGCCGTTGTGCTGCGCCGTCTCCACCTGACTCCATTAAGTCAGTTTTAGGTCGTGATGATAGTAAGGTTGGGTTACCAAAGAATTGTAAGTTCTTACGCATGTTATGCACAAGATTATCGTGAATAACAATGTGATTGGCAAGGGCATCAAACTCACCACTACCCTCCATAGAGAATCCCTTGGGGTTATTAAAAATTTCAACACAAGGAATAAAACGTAAAGTATTAGGAAACTTTTCAGTTCTACCTGGCATTTGTACATTGACATTATCGAAAGACATCTCACCATCGGAATGCGTTTCTTCAATGGTGCTGTCTTTAATTGATAAACGAATATAACGTTTTTGTCCTGGTGTTTGGTTGGGGTCACCAGTTAAGTTATAAGTGCCTATGTCTTGGAAACCTGAATTTGGTTTTTTAACTTTATAACTATAGATAATTACAACTTCTTCTAGCTCACCATCAACGTTGTAATAAGAGCGGTACTCATGACTACGGAAATAATATAGACGATAATTATTTTCAGTAGGACGAATATAAAAAATTCCTTTCCCGTCACATAAGAAATAATCCCAGATTGAATCTAGGCGTGTATCTAATTTGTTATATTTAACAACTTTATCAATAAAGTCTTTTCGTTGAGCACCAAAATTATCTTGTGAGGGAAAAAATTCAACTCCTTGGCGGACACCAAAAAGTTTCATCTGTGCAATATGAGAGGCGACAATACCTGTATCAACACCAGCGCCACCATCACGCTCAATATAAGCATCAACAATTTCTTTAAGACGAGACGTAGCGTCAGCCATTTAACTATTTACTACTCTTTTGTTTATACATCCTAGCAGCTTTGCCTGCTTTTTTAGCTTTGTCTGTATTCGCAACAAACTGTTTTCCTGTGCGAGAACCTTCTCTTTTCTTGCGATCAGTGTCTTCACGTTCTTCTTTTGAAAGCTTAGCCCAGGCTTTTTTTGGTAGGTAGCGTTTAGTTGTACCGTTTTTTTGAATTGCTTTGTCTGTCATTATTTTTTGTCTATATATTTTCCGGCAAGCTTATCAATTTTTTTAGCTTGGCTGGCGTGCATCTTGGCACTACCTTTTAGTTGCTTTGAGATTTTTTGTAAGTCTTTTTTAGCTTGTTTCATAATTTTTGTTTTTAAATTTACGGTCGTAAAGTTCGATATCTTTCACTAATGTTACCAAAAGCCTTTTTATATGCATTAATATCTTCGTTTCTATCTTTTTCTTTCTGCTCTTTAACAGTCATTTTGTTTTTTCCTGCTCTAAAAGCAGTAAAGGCTTCAGGTATTTGAGTTAAACCATAAGCTGTACCTGCAAGCATTGTTAGTGGATGACTCATTAGAGCAGGAGCTGCATAGCCTAGTCCTCCACTAACAACTGTTCCTGTTACTAAGTTTTGAATTGTTTTGCCAGTTGCATTTAGGTAGTCACCTTTTCCTAAAGAATGAGCAACATCAGGATCAATCACTTCTAATGGTACCCCAGCTAAAACTCCACGTACTGCTCCTCCACTTCTTCCTCTTCCTTGTAAAAGATTTTTTCCTAGTAAATAATTTTTTGTGCCTATTGCTTTTTGAAAAGCATTGAAGTCAGGTGCAGGTCTTGTTCCTAAAGCACTTGGGGTACTAGCACTATTCTTGTCTAAAAATTCTGTGTATGGTTGAATTGGTAGCAATCTTTCGTTTCCTCGCGTAAACATTTGAACAGAGTCAGTTTGTGGTCCATAAGGAGTATTAATACTTACCTCTGTTAAGGGACCAGCTAAGCCTGCTTTTTCATATAAATTTGCTCTCCAATTAAAATCTCCTCCTGGTCTAACTTTATCTGGCATTTCCTGTACAGGGGTTAGCTGAGATACTGATGCAAAAGGTTTTTCTGCTTTTAAAATTTGATTTTTAAAAATATCTAATGTTGTATCTTTAGTTAACCCTGCTGGTATTTTAAATCCTTGTTCTTTCCAAGTCTCAGGAGTTGCTAGTTGACCGCTAAATCTTGTTATGCCTGAAGTACGTTTTTGTATGTCTTCTATTTCTTTTAAAGCTGACGGGCTTAATTTATCTGTTCGTTTATAGTTTACCTCAGTATAAGAATCAGGCCTGTCAATAATTTCATTAATATTTTTTGCTTTTACATCCTCAACATTTGGTGATATTTCAAACCCATAGTCAACACTTTGATTTTGCGGAACTTGAAAATCATTTAAAAAGTATTGTGCAGCTGCTGTTTTTTGTCCTTCAACTGGAAAAGGCAAAGCACCAAATTCAAGTTGATAGGGCCTGCCTGTTTCTGGACTAATTGCAGAATTTATATCAATTAAATTTTTCTGTTCTCCTGAAAGACCACTAAGTAAACTTTCAGATTTAGGTAACACACGTTCAACATATGGTCTATTATTTGGTGCATAATATGATTGATCTATTAAATCTCCTCTATTATTTGGAATTCCTTTGCGGCCAATAATTTTTCCATCACCATAAAAATTTAACAACTCTTGATCCGTCGTTGTTTGTCTTAAATAATTTGTAGAAGCTTCATCAAAACGACGACGAATCTTTTTTAATTTTTCTACAAAATTAGTCATTTTTTATCCTTGGCTTTCTTTGCTGCAGTAGCAGCTTTCTTACCTTTTTCATATTGATCTTTTGTTTGCCAATCTTCTTTACCCCATTTCTTTAACGACTTTTGTTTTTTACCTTCGCCACCTTTGTACCCGCCACCAGCTTTCTTGTACTCGGAAGCTACGAGTTGCGCTTTACGTGCAGACCACTGACCAGCTTTACCTCCCTTGGTGCCTTTCATAACACGGTCTTTAATCCGTTCACGAACTCCTGGCTTTGTGTATTTTGAATCGTCTTGTGCCATTAGCTTAGTGTTATACCGTTAAACCCAGCAGGAGGTATTAAAGCTTGTCGCATTGGCATAGGTTGCATGCCACCACCGCCTGGGCCATAAACTGCCGCTAAAGGTAATTGTGGTCCTGTTCGGCGAAGAAATGCATCTGCCTCATTAGGATTATCTGTACCTTTTCCTTTGTTATAAAGTTTTTGATTCCGTCGTTTATTTAGATGAGCAGCTGGATCAATAGGAGGCGGCATCTGGGCAAAATTACCAGTTCCTGTTGGTCTTCCAAAAGGAAAGTCAGGAAAGAAAGGATTAGTTTCAGGATTATAAGGCTTAGGTTGATTTTCAGGATTCATATCATATTCAAACTTTCTACGCATATATTCTTGTTGCTGTCGTTCAATGTCATTAATAGTTTCAGGAAGACCTGCATAAGCACCAACATTTCCTGGAGCACCTGGTACATTCATGCCTCCTCCCATGCGGATAGGAGGTCTGACACGGCCACCTAATCGAGGGTCTGGGCCAACATAATCATAATTATTAGCAAAGTCTGTAATACCATGAGGCGGGCCTTGGTAAGAATTATTTACTGCTCTTAAAGAATTCATTTTTAAATACCTTTAGTTGACACGTTAGAGAAGCCTGCACCTTTACTTCCTGGTCCTAAGAAAGAGGCTGGTGCCACATTCCTGGAAGGACGTGGGGAACTTACATCACCTTCTGAGACATACATAAATTCTTCATCAAACTTTTTCTTCCCTTTAGGTGGAAGTTGGTTCAAATATTTATAAGCCAATT